GTCCTTCCCAGCCATCAGCACTTTGGAGGCCCCCCTCCCGTTTCAGGCCGTGCGCGCGCGTTTTTTCGCCGCGCCTTCAGGTCGCGGATGGTTTTCTCGTCGTGACACGGCCCGCACAGCGGCTGCAGGTTCTCTCGATCGTTCTTGCCGCCGTCTCGAAGGGGCATGATGTGATCCACCTCAGCGGCTGGCGTCACCTTGCCGCGCTCCATGCAATGCCTGCACAGCGGCTCGGCATCCAGCACCACCTCGCGCAGCCGGCGCCAGTTCACACCGTACCCACGACTGTGCGCACTGCCTCGCTCATCGCGTGGCGGCGTCCATGCCATCGGCATCTCGCGCGGCTTGCCCACGCGCAGCCTGGGCGGGCGCTGTCTCACTGATCCATCCTCCGATACCCAGCCTTCCACAGCGCGCGAGCGATAGCCGTGGCCGTGGCCTCGACCGCCTGCTCGTCGAGCTCAGGGCGTGCAGCGTGCAGCACCTCATGCACCAGCACGTCCATCGCCCGGTAGCCACGCAGGGCGCGCCGCAGCTGGATGAGCGGGTGCCGGCCGGCGGGCAGCCAGCATCGGCCCCAGTCCTTGCCCATCGTCTTCGCGTCCTCGTACACGATGCGCCAGGTACGGCCAGCGATCTTGCTGCGGAACTCACTGCGCACGGGTCACCTCCGCTGCGAGTCGGTACTCGCCTTGCTTGCCTGCAATGTGCAGACGCATCCACACTGCGCCCTTCGACTTCGGTGCCATGCCGCGCTCGACAGACCACCCGCCGAAGCCGTCGCCGTGTTCGTCCTTGTATGTGCCGATGCGCACATGCAGCTGCTCGTCGATCACCACCTCGGCTTGCCCGTTGAACTGGCGCAGGCGCTCGCGTGCGATGGGGACGGTCCAGTGGTGGTGCGAGTGTCCGGTTATCACCATGTCTGCATCAGGCCAGAACGACGCATGCCGGCGCGTGTCAAGCACGCCGTGCGTCATCATCGCGCCGCCGCCTGCACCGTGGAAGTAGCGCACACGGAACGAGAAGCTGCCGCCCTTGCTCGTGATCAGTCGGAACAAGACGTAGCCGCCGTAGCCGCCCGAGTAAACAGGGCAGGGCGCGCTCGCACTCAGCCCGGCACACAGGCGCTCGGTCAGGTCGGTCTCGTGGCGCTTGGTGATCGCGGTCTCGTGGTTCCCGCGGCCGATCACGACGAAACGGTCGGCGTATGGCTTGTAGAACTCGGTCGCCTCGCGCACGAGCGCGTCGAGGTAGTCGCCGCACTGGTGCTCGGGCCTGCATGCGCTGCGGTCGGCTCGCGGATCCCACTTGCCCTGCATGCAGCAGAACAGGTCGCCGCAGTCGATCACGCCGCCCTTGCGCCTCACCAGTTCGTCGAGGTGCTTGCGCTCAAGGTCTTGGTCGGTGTGGCTGTTGTCGTGGTGGCGGTCGGATGCCAGCAGCCCGTTCCACTCGAACGCATGCGGCGTGTCCGCCAGCATGGTCACGCGGTGGATGTTCCGGCCCATCTTCTCGACGGTCCACTTCGAGCCCGGCGATGCGCCTTCGCGCCAGTGGTGGCTGGCGAGCGGATCTTCAACGCGCTTGCGTTCGCTGAGTCGCTTCACGGCTTCACCTCCACGGGCACGGTCGCCTCGCCCAGCAGCTGCACAAGCCGGCGCGCGAACTCGGGCGCGTCAGACACCCGCAGCATCACGGTCCACTCGGTCGCCGCGTCCTCGCGCATCACCACGACCGGGACGGCGCCAGGCACCGCATCGGTCTCGGCCTGCTTCAAGAATCGCAGGGCACTGATCGCGGCGTATCGCTTGACCTCGACGTGGATGCCGGGAACGCCCACAAGGTCGGCATCGCCCGAGCGCCCACAGAACTGCACACTGCGACGGGCGTCGCGTGCGTTCCAGTGGTGCGCAAGTTGGGCAGCGGCTTCGCGCTCGCCGCGCTTCCCCTTCTGCCGGCTGGCCTTACCCATGGACACACTCTCCCACGGGAAATGCACGGCGCAAGGGCGGGGGGCTCAGGCGGGCGACCAGTACGCGCTCCCGCCGGCATCGCTGTAGCGCATCCGGCCCGCGTACCACCAGACCCCAGCCTCGTCCGGCAGGTAGATCGCCTCGGTGTACACGTCGCGGCCGAGGTTGGCCGGCAGCTCGTCCAGGCACACGCCGCAGACCACAGGCACGCGCACCTCCCGCACGCCGTCCTCGATGGTCAGGCGATCGCCGTCGCACGGTCCCCAGCGCAGCTGCGTCTCGGTCATGCGCGCATCGTCTCACGGGATCGTTCACCGTCTACCCCCTGGCGGCACGCCGAGCGCGTCGTACACGAGCGCGACCATCGCCAGCAGGTTCTCGTCCTCGACCGGGTTCGACTTCAGCCGCGCCATGCAGACCATGCAGTCGCGCTGGCCGAGGCTCAGGCAGGCGTCGCAGGGGTCGGCATCGCAGACCACCACGATCACCCACACGGCCATCACGAGCTGCTCTCTGTCTCTGGACAGGTTCGCCAGCCACGAGCGCATGGCGTTGCCTTGGGCCTTGCCCGTCTCCAGCGAGCACAGGGCGCGGACGACGGCGGTGGGGTGGGGGCGGCTCATCGAAGGTCCGCTTTCTGTCCGAGGCGGATCTGTCGGTCGATCTGTTCGTCCACCCAGGCAGCAGAACGAATCTGTCGGTGCGTTCCCTTTAGGGACGCACCGACAGATTCTTCTGCCCGATCTGTTCGAGTATCTGTCTGCACCGACAGATTCACCGACAGATAGTTATCAGTGCTCATCGTGACCTCCGGTAGGTGACATTTCGGGCTTCGCCGAGCACCTCCAGCAGGGGTCCGCGCTTGCCCGTTCCAGCCGTCGCCTCGCGCCGGAACTCCTTGACCCGGTAGGCGCTCAGGCCGCGCTCCTTGCCTCGTGCCAGCATCTCGTCGGTGCTCAGTTCGGACGTGCCGACCACCTCGTCCACGAACCGCTCCACGTTCCAGCCGTCGTCCTTCTTGGCCTTCTTCTTCAGGGTCGGGGCCAGCAGGGGCTCCGGATGGAACAGCGGGTACTCGAAACGCACCACGGTCGGCTCCAGAGGCTTCCACGACCGCGTGGCGGCGTCGATCACGAGGTGCCCGGCCAGTTCGTGCTCGCGGAGCACCAGATGGGTGTCCGCGGCGCGGCTCATCGACCCTGCGCCGGCTCCCACGTCCGTCACCGCCTTGTCCGACTGGTTGCCCTTCGAGGTGTGGTGGATGCAGACCAGGCAGGCGTCGAGGCGCTTGGCGAGCTTGTCCAAGCCGTTGTAGGTCTGCGCCATGTAGGCGTTGTCGTTCTCGTCTGCCCCGTCGTCGCAGTTGAACCGATAGAAGGCGTCGAAGATCACCATGCCGTACTGCCCAGGCTCGACCTTGCCATCGCCCAGCATGCCGTCCTGCAGCGTCTTGAAGCTCTTCAGGGCACCGCGCAGGCTCTTCACCTCTAGCCACCCGTCCAGATCGTCCAGGGCGATCCCCTTGGCTTGTACGACGCGCTGGAGGCGGTCGGCGAGTGTCTCCTCGTGCAGCTCGTTGTCGATCAGGAGGACGGGCGAGCGCTCGACCTTGAACCGATTGAACCACGGGCGGCCCGTCGCGACGCACAGGGCGAGGTCCATCACCATCCACGACTTGCCAGTCTTCGGCGCGGCGATGATGTTCATGGTCTCGGCCGAGCGCAGCAGGTCGTGCACGATGGGGCGGCGCACCTTCGGGTTGCGCTGCAGCAGCTCGCGGATGCCCACGGGCGGCGTCTCTGGCGGCTGATCGACGACCACCTGCGCCTCCTCAGCCCTCCCGAGGATCGGCGTGCGCTCCTTCGCGAAGGCGTTGCCGATCTGCCTCGGCAGGTCGAGCAGGTCGTCGGCGGTCAGGCCCAGCGCCCGTGCGCGGTTCAGGATCGCCGCCTCGGCGTCGCCCTGGCGCCACTGGCGCGCCCGCATGTCGCAGGCGACCGTGTAGATCGTGTCCCGCCGGCCTCGCCCGGGAATCAGGTAGCCGCTCTCCAAGAACCGCCGCGACAGGTCGCTCAGGGTGCCCGCGGTGACGGGCTCAGGCTCGACGGGTGCCGCCGCCGGCTCGACGAACTGCGTCGGGTCGGGGAACTCGTCCAGGCTGTAGGCGTTGTCGGGGTCGCAGTTCTCGACCACGCACAGCGGCTGGTGCTGATACTTCCAGTTCACGAAGCCCGGCAGGCGCATGATGCGCGGCGCGTCTGTCACCGACTGATCTGACCCCAGCCGGCGGGCGAGCGCCTTCTGGTGCTGCGTCCACAGGGCCAAGTCTTCCATCGGCTCCTGCAGCCTCCACCAGGCATGCACGCCGCCGCCCGTGATCACGATCACGGTGGGCTCTGGGATGCACGCCTCACTCCAGCGGATGCGCGCCTGCTCGACGGTGGTGCCACCATCGAAGTCTGCGAACAGGCAGCGGGCGATGGCAACGTCGTCGGCCTTGCCGCCGCGTCGCTTGCGCGGGTTGGCTCCGAAGTACACCTGAACGCCGTGCCCCAGCGTCGCGAGCTTGGCGATCGCCTGCGCGGCGTCCCGCTGCTTCGCCCAAGTCGAGCCGACGACCTTGCCGAGCGTGCGGAACTCGATCAGGTCGTCGGCGTCGAAGATGAATCCGAGCAGCTGGTACGCGGCCTCGATGGCTGCGGCTGCGGTGTCGGTGGTGGTCATGGCGTCCTTGCCCGCGGATCGAATCCGCTACAGATGTTCAGATGTGTCTGCAGTTTGATCCGAAAAGCAGTCCCAGCCGCGCACGATCGCAATGTCTCGGAATGATTTTGCGGAGGTTGCGCCCTGCCACGCACACACTTCCCGCCTCGCCTCGTCGCGCTCGGCTTGCAGAGTCTTGATGTGTTGCTCCATCTGCTGATTTCGAACCCCGACTGGCTCGCAGGTCATGCAGGTGCCCTCTAGCCCCTCCATGATCCGGCCAAGTTTGGCCTGCAAATCCGCCACCTGCTGTCGAAGTTGCATGGTGTCACTCATGCCCGCACCTCATGCATGCACGCCGCATAGCCCGCGATGTCGATGGCGTTGTCTTCCTTCGCCACCTCGGCGTCGCGCGCGAGCTTGTCGATGATCATCATCTTTGCCCAGTCCTCGGGCTCTGGGGTTCGCGCAAACAGGTCAGGCATCAGCGCCAGCAGCGCGCGCACGGTGCGCTCAAAGTGTTCGCGCGGCGGGCCGTAGTGGCGGCCACGCTCGACCACGGTGTCGGCAGCCTTCAGCAGTAGCCGCGCTCGTGGCGGGCAGGTCACGGAATCATCCATAGCAGTGCCTCCTTGCTCCACGCACCGACGATGAACGCCGCAGGCGCAAACGCGCCCAGGGCGAAGCCCAGCCAGAAGGTGGTGATCTCTCCGACGGTTGGGGAAGTAGCCAGGGCGGGGCTTGCGCCACCGCCCCGGCCTTCCGGGTGCTTACTTCGCATCGTTCCAGATCTCCCCGAAGACACTGCCGCGGAGATCCTCAATCTCAGCGCCAGAGAATCGGTACAGCTTCTGCGCTCCGTGATTGAACGTCCGACTCACCACAAAGATCGGCCAGTGATGAGCGTTTGCAGGCGTCATGAAGTTCAGAAGGTGCTTCCGGATGGCCTTGCTTTCATCAGTCTGCTGCGCCTCTTCGTCGCAAACCTTCACCAGCAAGCCGCGCACCTCTGGGGTCTGGCACAGCAGATATCCGATGTGCTTCGGTGACAGCAGCCTCACGCGGGTCGGCTGGGAGAGGTAGATCCGATGCACATCGGAAATGAAATCGTCGGCGCACAAATAGCCGCGTCCATCCTTCAGTGTGTCGGAAATGACGCCCACGAAATCGTCCGGCGTCCAGCTGCGACCGCAAGTCAAGTGCCGAATGGACAGCGTTCCATGCTCTCGACGCTGCAGCAGTGCATGCGCAATCGAGGCGACGCTCGTCGCGTTCTTCGCCCCAATCATTTCAAGACGATCACGCATGGTCCGCGGCAAAGTGTTCGCGATCGCGTTGAGCAGCTGATCCGAGACGGTGCGAACGTAGAACACCACCGGACGGTTGAATTCAATAACCGCACGCAGCCGATGCTGGCCGTCAGCAAGTTGTCCGTTCATGTTGAACAGCAACGGAAGGAGCGGATCTGCAGCCCACTTCCCAGATCGGAACTCCGCCAGGTACTGCTGCACCTTCGGCACACGCAAGACGCGGTTTTCGATCTGATTCTCCAGCCATTCCCGTGCCATATCAGGCGTGACAACAGCCACGCGCCCGAAGTCAGTTCCACGCTCATTCTTCATTGAAGTAAGTGTCATAGTGGCTCCCTGCGGCTGTGCCGCTGCTAGTTGTGATTCTTCAGAACGGAATGTCAGACGCATCGACCTTCACCTTGCCGGGTCCGGCCTTCTTGCCTTCGATCACGGCCTTCGGAGCCAGGTAGTCGCCCACCTTCGCCTTGCCCGTCGTCTTGCTGAGGTAGGTGCGAATGCGCACGGTCTTGCCGAGCAGCACCTCCTCGTTGAAGTCCTTCATTCCAGCAGACGGCACTGGAAGCCCGGCCGATGCGAGCACGGTGGTGATGCGCTCGGTGTGGGTGGCTGGGATGCCATCGAACACGCGGAAGCGCTTCCCGTTGACGTGCACGTCGAGCCACAGGCTCAGTTCCCAGCCTTCAGGGTTCTGCGCGGTCTTGACGTTGTCGAACGGGCTCTGACGCGACTCGCTCTTCACGACCTCGGCCTCGTGCTCGCCAGCCGGCAGGACTTCCTGCGACACGCTCGTGGGTTCCTTGCGTGCCTTCTCTTCGCCGCTATTCCAGATCAGCTTCACTTCATGTTCTCCTTGTTGTTTGTGTTGCTCAGTGCCTCGTGCCACTCCTCAAGCACCGCACGGGTGCCTTCATCCGTCTTGCCCTTCTTCTTCGCTGCTGCGAGCGCCTGCATCGCGGTGCGCTTCTGCCCAGACGCGCGCGCCAATTCGGCGACCTGCTCGGCCAGCACTTCGATCGGCTCCACAGCAGGCGCCGGCGGCTGCTCCACCGCCGGCGCTGCCTGGGGAGCCACCGCGGACACCTCCGTCGGGAGGTCCGCGCTGGATGTCAGTAGGCGATTCATCGCGGCGAGGCGATCGTCCTGCGCAGCGCGCAGGGGCTCGCCCACGATGGTCTCGCGGCCGTCGTCGTGATCCCACTCGGTGGGCCCGGCGAGACCGAACGCGCGCTTCAGGGCGTGCACCTCGGCCTTCACCGCCAGCATGTGGCGCGGCATCCGGTTCCACAGCGGGCTGCCGCCCTTGAACTCGCTGAGCCAGCAGGTCGCCGAGAAGCGCCCGCCGCCAGTCGTAAGAACGGTGTAGGTACAGAAGACACCGCACTCGTCCTCGCCGTAGACCGCTTCGCCGCTCAGGTAGCGCCCGGTCGCGTGCGCGGCCTTGCGCCACCCGTCCACGCCGATCACGATCTGCAGCTTCCCCTGGTAGGGGATCGCGTAGACCTCCTTGCGCAGCGGGTTCAGGTCCATGCTGCGCATCAGTTGCAGCATCGCCATCTTGTCCATGTCGGTGCCCCGCGGGATCGCGTACTCCAGCAGCGCGCGAGTCTCAGTGTCGATGGTTGCCAGGCTCATGCTGCGACTCCTTCTTCCAGTTGACGGCGCAGCCACTTCGGCGCGCCCAGCTTCTGCACCTCGTCCGGGTAGGCCCGGAACACGCCACCACGCTTAGCCACGGCCCACGCCTCGATCGCACGATCGACCTCGGGCTCGAACAGCGCGACGATCTCCTCGTCGAGCGCGTAGCAGCCGACGCCGTAGGGGTCGCTGGTCTCGACCGCGATGAAGATGAACTCGCTCACCTTCAGCCCGGCAGCACGCGCTACGCGCATGTAGAACGCGGCCTGCGCCCCGTAGCCGTAGGACGCGAGCGTGCGCTCGAACTCGCTTCGCGACGCCAGCCCGCTCGTGGTCTTGATGTCCACGATGAACTCGCCGCGGTCGCCTGGCGCCCATGCGTCGAGGCGTGCCTTGATCGGCAGCCCGATCAGCGGGTCGGTGGCGAACACCGACACCTCGCGCACGTTCGCCATCCGGAGCAGCCCGGCGGCAGCCTTCGATGCCTTCACCGCCTCGACCATGCCGGCCAGACTTTCGCCCTGGTCGGCGGTGATCACGGTGCGGCCCTCGGCCTGCAGCTGGAACGCCTCCCACGTCGCCTTGCCGTCCTTCGTGCGACGGTCGCACTCAGGGGCGATGGCGATCTGGGCCTCAAACTTCGCGGGCTCCAGCAGCGCAGCATGCAGGGCCGTGCCGAGACGCTGGCTAGCGGTCTCCTCGCGGTTGCGCAGGGCAGCCATTGCGTGAGCGGGGGACGCTGAGAGCACCTTGCGCAGCGTGCTTGAGCCCAGAGCGTCTACGGCGTGATAGACCGCGGCCGGCATGTCCTCGACGATGCGGTTCGGCAGGAGCTGCTCAATTCTCATCGAGAGCCTCCTTCACCAGCGCGGCCAGTTCCCGGTCGAGCTTGACAGCGATGCGGATCTTCTGCAGCGCCTTCTTCTCGTGGTAGGCGACCGTCGTGCGATCGCAGCCGAGCAGCTCGGCGACTTCCTGCTGGCTCATCGGGTGCCCCCAATCCGAGCGCACAGCTCGCGCAGCCAGTTGCGACCCTCAGTTTTCTTGACCTCGGTCTTGACCACCTCAGCCTCGAAGTAGTCGCGGCGGTACTCGCCCTGGCCCAAAGAGACCAGCGGCACCTGCGCCGGGCGCGCCGACTTGTTCAGGATGGCATCGACCGCAGCCACGACAGCCGGCGCCTCAATGCGCCCAGCCTTGTGGGTTTCGGTCAGCAGTGAAATGGTCTCGTGCAGGTTGTGCAGCATCACCAGCCGCACCCGCATCGCATCCAGTGCCCGGCCTGCGTTCAGGAGATCCTGAACCGCAACGCCGCAATCCTCAACGACCTGCCCCCATCGGAGGCGTTCCATCGCCTGTTCCATCAGTGGCTCCCTGCTGCGTGAGCAGCATCTGGGCGTGGTGCATCAGCAGCAGGGCACCTTCACGGTGACCCGCCTGCGTTAGCATCAGCGCCGCTTCCAGAAGCCGTTCAGCCCGTAGGTGGGGGCGAAGGTTCGAATCCTGTAGCGCCCACTTTTCAGCAGACGGGACCGAACGGCCGCGAGCATCTCGAAGACCAGCGCGAGAGATGGAATCAACGGCCTCGGGCGCGTAGCTCGCGCTGGTCGTCGAAGTGTTCGCAGTGTTGGATGCGCCGTAGGCCATCGTTGATTCCGAGGGGAACCTATCGGCTGCACTAGTTTTCGGGGGAGAGTTTTTAGATATTTTTCCGCCGCGGCTCTCGGCCGCCTCCCGCAGGCGGGGCTCCCGGTGACGCAAGTATCGGTGGGTTTGGTCGATAGAGCGATGCCGGACCAGGCGCTGGATCAGTTCCGGAGGGGTGCCGTTCTCGAAGGATTCGGTGATGTAGCCGCAGCGGAAACTGTGGAATCCGTAGCGCCCGGAGAGCCCTGCAGCCGCCAGATCCGTCGCGAGCCCCTTGTATGAAACGGTGCGCTTGAACAGTTTCGGCCCGTCTTTCGCCTTGCGCATCTCGCGCAGCAGTTCCACCGCGGCGCTCGCCAGCGGGATGTTGTCGCGCCGGCGCGCCTTGTCCAGGCTGACCACCAGCGTGCCCGCATCGAGGTCCACGTCGCTCCACAGCTGCGCATGCGCCTCGCCGCGGCGCAGCCCGGTGAGACTCAGGAATCGGTACAGGTTCGCTCGGTTGCGCGCGCTCGCGCGGATGGCTGGCGACGCGCCCTTCGTCGATTGTTCGCGCGCATGGGCGATCAGGCGCTCGACCTCAGCGTCGGTGAATGCGTCGCGGCCTTGCCCGGCGCGCCCGCGCGGGCTGGGGACGTGCGCCCACGGGTTCGACTCGATCAGACCTTGAATGAGAAGCCAGCCGGCGAAGCGCCTGCATGCGCTCATGCGGTTGCGAATCGTCTGCGGTGCGAGCGTGGCCTCGCGCGTCATCTCGCGCAGCCACTCGATGCACGAGCCCGGGCCGATCTCGCGGGCATTCGCCTTCACATGCTCCAGCCAGTCGCGCACCCAGCGCGCAGCCTGGCGGACGTGCATCTCGGCCTGCCCGTCGAGCTCACGGGTGGCAACGATCCACGCATCGACCTGCGTGAGAAGATCTACCCCTGTTTTTTCGCTAAAAACGGGGGGGGGGGGGGTAATGGCACGGGGTATCTCCAAGCATGGCTCCGCATGCACCGTATCACCCAGATCGAACTCGAACGTCACCCGGACCTTCATTCCACGCAAAACTAGTGCAGAGCGTCACTCGTTTGCATGACGTGGAATGTTATGCACACCATCATGCAAGTCGGAAAAACGCAGCAGATTCTTCTGTTTGTCGCCGTGCCTCGCGAGCACTATCGTGCGCGCTTCTGGAGGAGCCCTACATGGCAACAGTGCAAGAAGACGGTGGCCTGAGCGAAGCAGAAAAGCGCCGCATACACGCGGAAGAGCGTGAGAGAATTTTCGCGAAGGCCAAACTGATGCAGGAGGTCGCGGAATCTCAAATGGATGCCGCGCGGGCTTCGAGAAAGTCGCGCGTTCGCGTGTATCTCTACGGATTCTGGGGCTTGGTAGTTCTGCTTCTGGTGGTGTTTGCCATCAGCAGCCGCTAGCCCAGCAGCCGCTTCACCTGGTCCGCGACAGTTCCGGCCACGCCACCGATCGCTTCGATCGCAGTGGCGACGTTGCCGCCTTCGCCCGTGACGGGCTGCCACTTTGCGAGCGGGCAGGTCGCGCCGGCCAGCGTGAGCTTCACAGACAGCGCTGCGCGCTTGCTGGTGCATCCGCACTTGGTGCAGAAGCCGATGCCGCCCGGGTCTTGCTTGCCTTCCATCTCGTCGGCGCGGCCGTCGCACGCTCGGCAAATGGCCGCACGCTCGGCCTGCACTTGGACGCTCGCCGGGCCTTGCGCAGCGTGCCGCGCCTCAGCAGCCAGGTACGCCTTCGCGCGATCCATGAAGCCGTAGGTGATGCTGGTGCCGATGGGCTGCTCGCCTCGCACCACGCGGCGCGGGCACTGCCCGCAGACGCCCAGGCTCGGCCGGCCGCCGTAGTGGCCCGCGGCGCAGCAGCCGCCGCCCAACACCTTGCACTCGCTCCAGTGGTCGCAGTCGATCATGCGATGGTGATGTTGTTGATGGTCATTGCAATGTATGGCGGAAAATAGGCGCAGTTTTCACAAGTCACAGGTGGGAATACACCACACACTTCGCCATGCGGCATTCCGGTGCAGTCTTCGTAAGTGCCGGTCGGAGCCTGCCCAGCTGCCTTGCAGTACACCACCTCTTGGATCGATGACACTGCAATCCTGAAGCACGGAGACTCTGGGTAATACTGCGAGACGTAGCACTCTTGACATGATCCGTTGGCAACCTGAATCGTCGCGACAGGCTGTTGAATCCATACGGAAAAGTTAATACGTATGGACCACAGATCGCACAACGTGTACGGCTCTTGATTGAATCCCACTCCATTTGTTCCGATGCCTAAAGACGAAATGCCAATGAATGCATCTCCTGCGGTGCCGCACGAATCAAATGTCTCGGCCTGCATGTTGCATAAGAACGAGCCTCCGCAATTTGGCGTTTCAGTTACTGCCACGAACGAGTATTTAGGGCACAAGCAGCCGTTACCAATTTGACACGGTGCGTCCGCATTCAGAACGGCAACGGCAGTCAGCACAGCGGTGGTGCCATGACAGCCCGTTACGGTCACGGTGACAGTAACGGAAGACGGCAAATCCGTCTCGATCGGGCAAGAACACCCGCAGCAGCAGCCCGCCTGCATCATGCTCACGGGTTAGTCCTTCTTGTTGCCCGGAATCCACGAGGCGATGCGGGTCACGCTCACGAGGTGGCCGGCGATGTAGCCGATGGCGAGCATGGCGATGGCGGCCCAGGTCGAACCGACGAGGCTTTCAATGGTGGCGAGGATGATCATGTGCGCTTCTCCTGCTGCGCGCGGAATGCGACATCGAAGAGCGGGTCGGCGGCGCGCTTGGCGCTGATCCACTCTCTTACGTTCTCAGTGTGGGCCGGGTCAAGGGTCGCCGCAGCTAGGGCGGCCTCGGTGCGCGCGGCCCGGGGAATGAGCCCCACGGCTGCCCGTAGCGCCTGCCCGATGCCCGTCTGCCACAGCAGCACCACGGCGGCCACCACGATCACCGCAGCGAAGCCCCAGCCGAGCAGGCTGGCCCACCACGGGGTCTGATCCTCGACGCCGGGCAGCGCCTCGTGGATGGCTCCGGCGGCCGCCTCGATGCGCTGGGCCTCGATCACGATGGTGGCGGCGTCGGCCACCACGTCGGGCTGCGTTGACACGATGCCGATGTGGGTGGCGAGCCGGGCGATGGTGCCCGCGCGTGCCTGCGCGTCGGTCGCCGAGACGGCGATCTGCCGGCTGGGGCTGCACGCCGCCAAGGCGACGAGGAGCAGGAACAGCAGTGCCCGAATCACCGCCGCCCCTCCAGACGGTCCAGACGGTTCGCGACCTGCTGCAGCGACTCCCCGTGCTTCTGGTCGTTCGCGGCGCCCAGCACCTGCGACTTCACAAGGTCGCCCACGATGCTGCGCAGCTCGGTCAGGTCGCGGTCTTGCCTATCGAGGATCGCGTCCTTGCGGCCCAGCGTGATGAACACGCCGGCGACGCCCACCACCAGCACGAAGAGCTGCATCACGCTGATAGCCGTCGCGAGCTGCGGGTGCGTCTGGTGACGAGGGCCGATAGGGGTGGGGCTCACGAGCATGTTCCTGTCACGGCGTTGGGGACGGAGAAGAAGAACAGCGGCTCACCGTTGTCGCGCGAGAGCGCGTACATGAGCACCACTGTGTTGGTGGCGATCTCCTTGAAGGTGAAGCCGTTCGGGATGTTGCTCGTGCTGATGCCGGGCCCGAGCGTGGTGGTGGCACCGATCATCTGCACGCCCTCGCAGCCGTTGAACGCCTTGCCCTTCGTGCCTGCGAGCGTGCTGGTGCGGCGGTAGCTCTTTGTCGTCTCGTAGGCGTCGCTTGTGTTGAGGCTCACCTCTTCCCAGTCGTAGGTCCACGCGACAGGGCGCGCGGACGGGTCTCCTCCGTATACGGCCGTTTTGCCAGAGACGGGGGTCGAGCCCGTGATGCGCGCGAGGAAGACGGTCGGCCCGGTCGATGCGTTGCCGTTTGGCTGCGGCGCGGCGTCGTTGACCTTGTTGACCGCGTCGGCAATGGCACGGATCTGGTTCGGAGACCAGGGGCCGACCTTCAGGTGCCATGCGCCGTTCACCCTCATGTGGTGAACATTCCGGTGGGCGGGAAGGTGGCGGTGTCTGGGAACGGCTGGCGCCAGAAAACGCAGGAGGCGTGCGAAGTCTGTCCGCTCGGCGGGGCGGTCGGCGTGCCGCCGCAGGTGTCGGCCTTTGCAGACTTGACCACCTCGCCGTTCTCTGCGCTCTTCTTCGCGATCTGTCGCAGGTGAAACTTCTCGTCGTAGGCGAACGAGTACACGATCTCGTAGGTGCTGCTGCCGACGCGGCTGATGTTGCAGCCCGTGAAGAGCAGGGTGTGTGCCGCGAACGAGTAAGGGCCGATTGAGTACGAGTTGTTGTTGCGCCTGTTGATGAAGCCGAGCGGGGGGGTGGGACGGCCTACGATCACGTTGCGAACGGTCACGCGCGCGACGTTGTTGAAGCTGCTGATCGGTTCGCCGCCGCTGTCCACCTTTGTGCCGCCGATGTCGGTGTCGGCCGGCGTTGACTTGTCTGCAGGAGCCGTCGCGCCGGAGCGCCAGATATCCACCGGCTCGCCCTGGACGCTGTACTCGATCGCGATGAAGGACGGCTGCCCCTCGTTGCGCGCATCGACTGGCGTGATCGTGCCAGTACTGTCGCCCACGCTGGAGTCGAACTGCACGACCGCCTCCCAGACATAGCCGCCGTCGTCTACCTGCTTCAGGTCGAACCCGACCTGACGAAGGCGGCCGGAGTAGTACGTCCCGGACCCGTCAAGTTCTGCCAGCGCGCCACTGCTGCCGCCCATGTCAGACGGGCCAAGCTTCGCGTTCACGTTCGTGTCTTCCATGATCTGCCCGGCGTTCAGCTGCGCGCCGGCATCGTCTCGGATGACGTATGCGCTTGACGCTTGCCACTTGCCGCGGTCGAAGGTGACGCTCGTGCCGTTGGGCTTCTGGGCAATCGTGATAGCCATCAGGGTGCTCCTGCTGCGAGGGGTGCGGTGTTCTTTACGATCTGCTGCAGGGCGAGTTTCATGGCTTCCTGCGTGGGCATCATGCGCTCAAGGCTGAAGGAGGTCATGCCCGCCACCTTGACGCCGCCGATGGCTGTGCTGAGGCTCTCGGCGTTGCCGAAGTTCATCATCCCTGCGAGCCGAGTATTCGCCTCTTCTTGCAGCTGCCCCTGGCGCTGCTCCATCTCGGTCATCTTCTGATCCCACGCATCGAAGTCGCTCAGCCAGTCCTTCATGTCCGCCTTGTCTTGCACGTCCTTCGCCAGCTTCGCGGTGATCGAATCGAACTTGGCCCGCACGTCTTCAAGCTGCGCAAGCTTCTCTTCGATGCTCATGCCCGTCTTGTTCTGCGCCTCGATCATTTCCTTGCGCAGCTTGTTCCATTCAATTTGCCGCTCGATTCCAATACGCTCTGATTCGCCGATGGCGTCCGTCAGTCGCTTCTGATTTTCAAGAGCCGTCAGAACTCCGTTGATCGAACTTTCTGCCTTTTGCGCATCTTCTGCCGCTCGTGCCTTTCGATCGTCATCCGCCTTCCTGGCTTCGATCATCTGCATTCGCCTAGCGTCGGCGGACTTCTGGGCATCTCGCTCATCCTGCTGCGACCTATCGAGCGCCATAGAAATGCCTGCGCCAAGTTCAAACGCCGCACCGATCAGCGGAATGCCCTTGACCACCTCTCCGACACTTTCGGCCACGCGAGAGAATGATCTCGCAAGACCATCCACTCGGCTGTAGTCCATTTGCTGGAGTTCTTTGCCGACGTTGCGAATCACCTCGTCGAGCGCATTCGCGCCAAATAGTCCGACGCCTGCGCCCAGGATCGCCTTTGAGTAGCTGTTGCCGGCCTTCTGCATGATGCGGCCGATCTGTCCAGACATGCTGTCCGTCCGGCGCACCACCTTCTCGGTGGCCGCCATGTATTCGCCCGTCTCCAGCACCATGCGCGCGGTCAGAGATCCGATGACACCCATCACACACCGTCCTTCCATTTGGGCTTGACGCCGAACGCCTGGGCCAGCATTTCAGCCATCGCTTCGGGAGACTGCTTCGGGCGCTCCACGAACGGCATGAAGTCCTGCGGCTTGAACGCCGCGGCCTTGCTGGATCGGTGGCAGTTGGCGACCGTGGCCGCGACAATCCCAGAGCGCAGGTCTGCGCGCTGGTTGCCGATCGGGCCGTCGATGGCCTCAAACGCCTGCCACTCAGTCAGTTCTCTGCCGCTCAAAGTCTCCTCCAGTTCAGACACGGTCTTCCCGAGCGCCAGCGCCAGCCGAAACAGAAACTGCCTCAGCGGGCGCTCTCGGAGTTTTTTTCGATCGTTTCCTTGTCCTGCGACCCGAGGCCACTCAGCCGAGCCGCCACGTCGTAGAGCCCGTCGATCACCTGCGCCGGCAGTTCGCCGAGCAGCTCGATGTCTCCAGAGCCGAACAGCGGCTTGCCGTCGTCAAACAGGCACAGCGCCACAAGGGAGGCCCGCACGTTGCGCACGGTCTTGCCCTTGCTCTGGTAGATCCGCTGCTCCCACTCGTCGCGCCCGGCGGCGGTGAGGCCGCGTACTTCGACCTCACCGACGCCGGGGACATTTACGACCTCGCTGGGAACCGTTGCCTTGAGCCCGAGAAACTTGGTCTTCAGGTCGCTCATGGATCAGCCCAGGGTGACGGCGCCGGTGATCTTCATGGTGAACGACGCGGTGAGCGCCGAATCCATGCCAGCCTTGACCGAGAAGTCGGTCACGAAGCAGTTTCCAGAGGCGGTGTGCGTCGTGCCAGAAGCGCCGAATGTGAGCGCAAACGACTTGGCGGTTGGAGCGGTTGAGGCTGCGGTGTCGTCAAGCTGATCCCACAGGGCGCTGTGCGCGCTGAGGATGTTCACTTCCATCGAGATCGTGCCGCTGTCGATCAGGCCCGCGACGAACTTGCGATGACGGTCGGCGAGCGTGGTCACGTCGATCGTGTTCAGCTTGAGGCCGTCGATGTTCAGGCTGAGAACTTCGGCGACTGCGACCGCGTTGAAGGTGATGGTGGTGCCGAACGTGGGCACCGCTGCGGTGATTCCTGGCATGGTGTGATCCTCCTAAATGATCAAGGAACGCCACCACCGGGCTCGGTGATGGTCGTGGGTGAAACGGAGCTGGAGCGGTACGTCGCTTCCAGCGTGACGCTTGTGATGTGAATGCCGGTCTCGGTGGCCTCGCTGCCCACGTCGTACTGGCTGGTGATCCCGGTCTCGCGGATCTCAAAGATCGTCACGCTCCGGGCTTGGCCGCTCGCGCCGTGCATCTTGACTCGCACGGCCTCCGCGATCTGGCGCGACACCTTCAGCGTCGAGGCGATGCAGTCCACCTCGACGGTGAACTTGCGCAGGCAGTCCGTGCGGCCGAAAGTCGGCGAGACGTTCGCATCCTGCCCCGTGGTGAGCACGATGGCGGGGAGCGTGGAGGTGTCGCGGAACGCGGTGAAGATGCGCGTGGAAACCAGATTGGTGACGCTGGTCGATTGCGTCAGCGCATCTCGCACGGCTGCGACGATCGCCTGGCTGCTCATCACTTCACCCCCGCGCGCGCAGCGGCTTGCGCCACGGCCCGCTCAAATGCCGCCGGCATCTTCTGATTCAGCTGCGCCACGGCTCCATTCGCCCAGCGCTTCAGCATCAGCAGGCCCGCGCGCCAGCCGGTGTATTTGCGGGAGCCCTTGTATCGGCCCTTCTCGATCAGGTGGATGCCAGGGCCGAACGCCTTGATGCGCAGGAAGAAGCCTTCCGACTTCTTCAGCTTGGCGACCTTGAAGCCGAAGCCTTCCTGCGTCAGCGTGCGCACGGCCAGTGCGCGAGAGAACCCGACGGGCAGACCCTGCTGCCGGCGTCGGCTCCACCAGCGGTGCTGCATCGCGCGCGTCAGGGATTCGTTGTCGTGCTTGCCCTTCTTTGCCTGGTAGTAGTGCATCAGCCCGTTGCGGGTAGGGCGGCCGATGTCCTCCAGAACTTCAAGGATCAGCGGCGCGAGGGTCTCTTCATTCAGCGAACGGATCGCCTCCTTGAGCTCGGGCATGCCCTCGATCAGGTACTTCTGCAGGTTTGACGTGCGGCCGGAGCGTGCCATCAGGTCACGATCTCCCGGCACATGAGGTCGAGGTACTGCCGGCGCTCCTGCCAGTCCACGACCGTCACGACCTCCCAAGTGCGCGAGATGGTGCCTTGCTCGTCGCTGACGGTGCGCAGTTGGCTGCGGTGGCTGACGGTGGGGTGCCAGCGCATGCGGATGCGGTGCGTCACCGTCTGATTCATCTGGCGGTGGTTCATCTTCTCGTCTGCGCTCGCGTCGTTGATCGCGGCGAAGAGCACCGTGCCGCTGCCGGCGGCGTTCACGGTGCGCACGGGCTGACCGTACTCGTCGGTGCTGGTGGACGCGCCGAGCAGTTCGAGCGGGGTGCGCATGTAGCCCGGATTCACTGATAGTCCCCCGAGTGGTACTGCACGATCAGGCGCTGCACCGTGAAGGGGATCTCGTTCACGATGTTGCCGATGTTCACGCTGCTGCGGTTGTCGTACAGGTGCGCAGCCTGCAGCAGCACGGCGTGGCGCAGGGCGGCGGGGATGTTGGCGGTGGCTGCGCCATAGCCCGCGGTGAAGTTCACGGTGACATCGAGCGCGCCAGTGCCCAGCGTGGCCGGCCAGGAGGAGGTGCTCTTCAGCACGACGCGGCCGATGTTGTCCACGCTGTAGGCGTGGTACTCGCTGCTCGCCAGCGTCTGCGTCGCGCCGGCGGTGTCGGTGTAGGTGATGCTGGAGACGCTCAGCCAGGGCGAGCGGGGCAGGATGATCTGCCCGGACGCTGGGAACTCCTCCAGCTGGTAGGAGAACGCCCGGGTGATCAGGGCACGCCGGGTCTCGTTCTCGATGCACTGCGTGGCCGTGAGCACGAGCGTGGCGATGTATGCGTCGTCCTGCGCGTGATAGATACGCGCGTGCGTCTTCAGGTCGCTGGTGCTCACGGCCGCGGTAACTGCGCCTGCGTCGGTCAGGTTCGTCCTCATCGCTTGGCTGCCTTCCTCGTCGCCTTGCAGCAGTCGGGCCTGACGCAGGCTTCAGGCTGGTCTGGGTGGGCCTCGGCGCGTTCGGCGAGCCCGGTGGCGATCAGCTCGATCGCGGTGCGCTCATCGACGGTGATCAAGTCGCCAGGCGCATGCACGGCCTGCTGGACGATGAATGGCTGGATGACTCGCACGGTCTTCATGTTTGGAAATCCGCCCGGGGGCTTTCGCCCCCGAGCGGTGTGGGTTTAGGTCAGTGATCAGGTGGAGCTGGTGCTCAGGTAGCGGAAGGCGTTCACGTTGGTGACCGTGAAATCGACTCGGCTCTGCGCGTAGTAGCCACTTTGGTTGCTTTCCGCATAGCGCTCGCGCAGCACCTTGAGGGTGTAGCCGTTGCGCTCGCCGATCACGCCGTAATCGAACGCACCGATGCAAGCCAGCTTGGCGGGGTTGCTCGTGGTGCCAGCCGTTGCCACCGCATGCGACGCGTAGATCGGGATGCCCATGAAACGATCGGGCTCGCCGAGCACGCCGCTGGGCTGCCAGAAGTAGGTCGTGGTCGAGCTGCTGATGATCGCCAGCCTGCGCAGGTTCTGCAGGAAGGTGTCGCTGCAGACGATCGCGCAGCTGGGGTGCATGCGGTACTCGCGCGGCAGGCTGTAGACGAACTCGATTACGTCAGCGATGGCGTAAGTCGGGCTGGCAGCCGTGCCACCAAAAGCCTTGCCGTCTGCGATCAGGTTCTGGCCGGTGCTGGTGTAGTTGAACAGGCCGCGGGGGTTCGGTGCCGTTGCGCTTCCGGCGATGAAGCCGTTCTCCTCCACTTCCGCAAACTTGCGGGCGAACTGCTCGGTCAGGATCGACTCGATCGAGAAGCCGGGGCCGCGAGCAGGGGCGTCTTCGATCAGTTCGTTCGAGACCAGCGCGAGGCCAGCCAGGCGACGAGGCTGCAGCGTGCGTGCAGCGAAGGTGCCAGTGCTGTCGCTTGCAGCTCCGGCCTCGGACAGGAACGATGCGCCGACCAGACCCGTTTCGATCGCGATCTCGCGCTTGAACGAGCCGAGCGGCATCACCTTGCAGAGCTTGCGCATGATGCACATCTGCTGCAGGCGCTTGGTGAGCTCCTGGTGGAACTCAGTCGGTGGCAGAACATCGCCGGAGCCCGAGGTGCCCTCGGACAGGGCGCGCATTTCGGCCACGGGGGTGTGCTCGCCACGCTTCAGGTAGGTCGCGTAGGCGTTCTCGTACTCGTTGCTGCAGCGGAAGTCGCCGAAACGCGGGGCGCGCTGCGCGGTCTCGCGAGCAGCGGGAGCGCGACGCACTTCGGGCGCGTCCGGGCCCACGTCAACGAAGCCCGCGTCCTTGTCCTTCGCGGCGAGGCCCATCAGCGCGTGGTTGCGCTCGATCTGGCTCTGCACGCTGCGGTACTCGGCGTTCAGCGCGTCGAACTTGGCAGTGTCCTCGGCGCTCATGTCGCCGCCGTTGGCGTTGGCCGCCTCGATCATGTTCTGCATGGCGCGGTAGCGGGCGTCGTTGCCCTCGCGCAGTTCCTTGTAACCCTTCATGGTGTGTTCCCTTTCAATGTGCGGCGATCAGCCGCGGTGGATTCCAAATGCCGCGTTCACGTCAGTCAGCGCTCCAGCGCATCGAACCGACACGATGAACGCGACTTCGTTCGTGGCGGCGTAAGTTTCATTCAGTCGCGTCACGCTGATCCCGTTGCCAGCGAACGCGAGCAGGTAGCGCGACAGGTCAGCGGCAACGAGAAGCTGCTCTCCAGCCTGTGCTCCGTTAGTCGTGTTGAACTGTGCCGGGCTCATGTCGTAATGCATCCAGGGCCGACCCCAGATAATGCGATCGCCGACGCTCAGCATGTTCGAGGCCGATCCGGTGGTGCTGGAGCCGAATCCAGTGCCCACGCTGCTGCCAGTGTTTCGGTGCATGGTTGCGTTGAAAATCCAAGTCGCCCGCTCCCAATAGTGCGGGGCCAGTCGGTCGTCCATGCAAATGCCGAGGGTCGCGGAAAGAACTGCATTCGCGGTTCCCAAGTTGCCAGCGCTTGAACCGAGGATTGTGGTGGTCGTGGCACTGCGGCTGTAGCGCTTGAGCGTGTTGATGATGCCGTGACACGCATCGCTGCCCGCGGTGCTCGCCGTGCCGGCGGTCACGCTGTCGTCCTTGTTGCCGAGCAGGATCTGCCGGCTCAGTTCGCGCAGAATGTCCTGCGAAGCCTGCTTGATGATGATGTTCTCGACGCTCGCGTCGCCCTGCGAAGCAGAATCCTCGACCAGTTCCCGCGAGGCGCGCACCATGACGCTGATGCGCTTCAGGGTGAATGTCGAGGTTCCGGTGCCAGTGTTGCTGGTGCCTGGCTGCGTGAATGACGGCACGGTCACCTGCGCCTGGCTGCCGGCTGTTGCGTCGATCAGGGTGCCAGCCTCGCCGGGGTTGTTCTGCACGCTAAATCCGCGCGGAGCGGAGCTGCTGCTGTTTGCTGGCGTGATGATCGGCACGCTGAAGGTGCCCGTCGAGGTGTAGACCTTGCTCACCTGTCCGACGATGCGGTCGTCGCCCATCTCGGCCATGAACATGTTCGAGTAGGTCGTCGGGAACAGAACGGCGCCGCCCGTCGCGCTGCCCTCGCTCAGTGCGCGAGCTTCGACGTCGGTCAGACCGTTGTGCCCGCGGGCGAGGTAGCGCGAGAACAGGCCGCGGTACTCCTCGCTGTTCCGATCCAGTTTGTTCTTCTCCATCGCGTTCTCCGGTTAGCGCCGGGGTGCGACGAAAAAGGCGCACTAGCCCGGCGGTTCGTTGTCTTCCAGTTCAACGTCCGCATGCAGGCCAGTGCGCCACGAGGGCAAGCACGGAGGTCTGTCTCGCGCGGTGGTGTGCATGCACTAGGCAGGGGCACCCACGCGCGGCAGGTATTCAATTGGCCGCCATTGTCGCGTCAAAAAAACGCGATGCAAGGGCGGGGGGTCAGCGCGGCGGCAGGAGCCGGATCGTGCGGCGCACCGCCTCGGCCTGCGCCTCGCGAGCCTCGACGCTGGTCGCCGGATTCGCGGGGAAGGTCACGAGGCTGATCTCCAGCAGGTCGGCGTCGAGGATGACGCGCACGGGCTTGTCCACGCCCTTCTCGTAGCGCTCCGCCCGCACCATGAAGCCGAAGCTGCACTGGCTCACCACGCCGCTCTCGACCAGGGCGTGGGCCTCGCGGGCCGTTGCCGTGTCGGGCAGGGTCGCCTCGAAGCCGAGGCCAGTGGCGTCGGTGAACAGGCGCAGGTTGCCGGCGCGCACCCGGGCGAGGGGCTTGCCAGTATCGTGGTTCCAGAGCAGGGCGATGTCGCCGGGCTCTTCCATCGAGCGCGCGAAGGCGTTGGGATCGACGCGCTCCATCTCGCGACCCATGTCGTAGGAGTCCCAGGTCACGGCGTAGCCGCGCACCTTCAGGTCGGCGGCGGGGGCGAGGGTGCCGAGGGCACGGGTTTCAGGCTTCGGGGTTGGCATTGGTGGTGGTCTCCAGCAGGGGTGCGTGTGTGGTTTCGAGGCGCACCATCTCCAGCAGCTCGTCGGCCGCCAGTTGGGGAAGGTCGCGCCAGCCGTCGATAGATTCAGACAGGGTGCCGATGGCCGTCACCGCGCTGCGCAGGTGGCGGGCGTGTCGGAGCAGGGCGGCGTCGAGCGCCTTCGTGGCGCGCTCCTCGTTGCCTAGGAGGCCGCCCAGGGTGCGCACCGTCGCGCGCAGGTCGTCGTCGATGCAGTCGATGGGCGGCTCCCACTTGTCGAGCTTCGACTGCGTGCGCTGCTTCAGCAGGTAGTCCGACACCCGCTGCAGGTGGCGACGGAATGCGCCCTCCACGGCGGGGCGCACGGCTGCCATTGCAGACGCCGCCGCGCGTGCCGAGCTATACGCCTCGTCCTCCGCGTCGAGATCGACGCTAGGAGAGACCGCCTCGGGCTCCACGTCCACAGACGGGTGCACGCCATCCGATGGCGCAGCGGGCTCGCTCGGCGCTGGAGCGGGCTGCCCGGGCGCCTCGGTGTTCATGGGCAGGCGAATACTGTCTCCACCCTCGACCGCCGGCAGACCTTCGCGCGCGCGGATCTCGTTCGGGGTCAGGATGCCGTTGGTGACGGCGACCGCGTAGGCGGCGTAGCGGGTGCTCATGTCGGCCCGCAGCAGGCTGTCGAAATTGATCCGGGTGCAGTAGCGCTCGCCGCGCTGGAGGAGCTTGCGGCTCGCCTCCTGCTCCAGTCGAGCAGCCCAGCCGGCCAGCGTGTGCTTCACAAACTCGGCGTCGGCCTGCTCGTTCGAGGAGTACGACTGGCTCTCAGTGTCGCCGACCTTGTGCGCGGGCACGCCCATCGCCGCCGCGATCTGCTGGCGGCAGTACTTCCGCATCTCGATCAGCTCGTTGTCGCGGGCCGTCGGCGTGATGGGTTCATACGTCAGGCCATCTTCCAGCACGGCGACGCGGCCGGCGCGGCTCGCGCCACCGTGCGCCGCCTGCCACGCATCGCGCAGGCGCTTGCTGGCCTCGGGGCTCAGGCGGCCCGGCATCTTCAGCACGCCGCCGGGCACTGCGCCCTGAGCGAAGAAGCGCGTCACGAACTCCGTGACCTCCAGCTCCAGCCCGATCAGGTCGCGCATCTGGTGGATGAAGGGCACGCCGAGCATGCCCTCGAACGTGGTCGGCCCGACGAGGTGAAACATGTCGTAGCCGCGGAAGCGACGCATGGCCTTCTCTTCGTTCTTGCCCGTGTACTTGCCCGTCCACACCTGGTAGTAGGGCTGGTTGTCGCCGTCGCGGTACATGGCGACGTAGTCGCTGCGCAGGGGCTCCAGCGCGACCGGGCGGCCCGCCTTGTCGCGGTGGATGTAGGCGTAAAAGTTTCCCGTCAGCAGCGCCGAGGTGAGCGCCATCTCGCGCCACTGGATCGCGCCGATGTCGTCTGACGCCTCGTAGTTGAGCAGGTTGTAGAGCGGGTGCTCGCTGTCCGCGACCTTGCCCTCGGGCGTCTCGCGCAGCACCTGCCAGTCGAGGCGGCTGATGCTGCTGGCGATCAGGCGCACGCACGCGAACACGGTCGGCGCTTCGAGCGCGCGTGCCGGCGTGATGCTCTCGCCCGTGTAGGAGTACGACTGCACATACGACTGCACGCTGCCGCTCGTCGGCTGTCCGATCGGCACGGTGTCCTCGAAGTCGGAGCGCGGTGGGGTCGGGCCGAGGTATCGGCGCAGGATGTCGATCAAAGCCATTGAATGGTCCTTTCGGGTTGTTCGTAGACGCTTGGTCCGGTTGCGTCGGTCTTCTGGTGCAGCCATGTCGCCAGCGCCGTCACCAGCGCCGCAGCTGCGTCGATTCGTTCGGTGCTGCTCGCCTTGCTGGGCTTCAGGTTGCCGGCGGGGTCCGACTCGCAGACCACGTTCGAGATGCACCAGTTCAGCAGCAGGTTGTTCGGGTGCCGGATCTTGCGCGACACCACCAGCGACTCCAGCTTCTTCGCCGGCTCGCTGAGGGTGCGGTAGCCCTGGCGCACCTCGATCATCGGCACGCCCTCGCCGTACAGCCCGCTCGCGAGCTGCGTCGCGTTCCACGGGTCGAAGCCGATCGACTTCACGGCGTAGCGCTTGCAGCACTGGCGGATGGTCTCGGCGATGAAGTCGTAATCGACCACCGCGCCCGGCGTGGGGTGCAGGAAGCCCTTCGCAGCCCACACGTCATACGGCGCGCGGTCGCTGCGGCTGCGCCGGCGGATGCCCTCCTCGGGGCACCACGACCACGACAGCACGTCCACGCTGCCGTCGTCGCACGGAAAGATCAGCGACAGTGCCGACAGGTCGGTGGTCGTCGAGAGATCGAGCCCGCCGTAACACTCGCGGCCGGCGAGGCGATCGGCGGTCGCATCGCTCGACGCGCACGCCGCCCATGCGTCAGTGCTGATCCATGCGCGCTTCGACTCCGTCCACTGGCACAGGTACAGCTGGCGGAAGGTCGTCTCGTAGGCGGGCAGTTCTTTCGCCTTGTCGCACTCACCCTGCAGGAAAGCCTCGGTGACGGTGACGCCCAGGCTGGGGTTCGCCTTGTGCCAAACCTTCGGGCTCTTCCAGTTTGCGTCGATCGGTGCGCTAAACACCGCAGGGTAGAAGGCGTGATCCTCGACCAGACCGTCGCGCACCTTCTCGGCGTAGGCATGCAGTTCCCAGCACAGGCTCTCGCGGTCGTGGCCCGCAGTCGTGATCGACACGATCAGCGGCTGCTGGCGCGCGCCCATCGAGGTCACCATCGCGTCGTACAGGTCGCGATCTGCGAACGTATGCACCTCGTCGAAGATCACCGCGCTCGCGTTCTTGCCGTGCTTCGTGCCCGCGTCGCTGCTCAAAATCTCAAGCTTGCTGTTGCCGAAGGTGATCACGTTGCGGAACACTTCGACCGCCTTCGCCAGCGCCGGGTTCGACTGCACCATTTGCCGGCAGGCGTCGCCCACGATCGCAGCCTGGTCGCGCGCGCTCGCGCAGCAGTAGACCTCGGCTCCGGGCTCGCGATCGGCGAGCAGCAGCCACAGCGCGAGGCCGGCGACCAGCGTGCTCTTCCCGTTCTTGCGTGGCACCTCGATGTACGCCTGGCGGAAGCGCCGGGTGCCGTCCGCGCGCTTCCAGCACAGCAGCGAGCCGAGCAGGTCGCGCTGCCACGGCAGCAGCTCGAACGCCTTGCCAGCCCAGATTCCCTTTTGGTGCGACAGCAGGCCGAAGAACTTATCGATGCGCGCCAGTTCGTCCACGTCGAACCAGTCGCCCTTCGCGGCGGTTGCCGATGCGTTGAAGCCCGCGACGGGCGCGAGCTTAGGCCGTCTTCGACTTGAGGATCGACTCGATCCCGCTGGCATCCCCCTTCGCTCTCTTGGAAGACACTAACCCGACACGGTCGCTCGGCGTCAAGCCGAAGCACTTCGACAGGCGCGCGACCTCAGCCCTCGCATCGTCGCGCACCTTCTTCATGGGATTCATATAGGTTCCCTGCGCAGTTTCAAGGACCAGACCCTTTTCCTGCAGGGCGTTGTGGGCCCGCTCAAACTCGGCCGACGCATGCGCGAGCGCGTTGTGCGCCTGGTAGTCCTCGGCCGCGTACAGCCCCAGCCGGCGCAGGTCTTCGATCAGCCGGTCGAAGTACCTGCGCGCCACCTCGTCGCTGGCGACGAACGGCAGCAGCAGCGGGGGGCCGTCGCTGCCCTCGGGTTCGTTCTCGCGCTGTGCCACTAGTTCACTCCCGCGGAACTTCAGCACGCTTGTCGGTGTTGGTTTTGGTCCTCGTTTTCCCACGTTTTACTCCTTTCGCGCTTGCGCGAAGCCACCGGGTGCCGTAACTGTCGATAACGAACAGACGGC